GTATATAGATTATGCAGGTGATACAGCAGGTGGTACGACACAAGCACTGGGTGTTTTAACCGGTGTTATGTACCAAGATTCCGTAAGGAAACAGCCTGTCTGGTTAGACTACTGGCCGGGATCTGGCGCAGTAAGTGTGGACACGAACCATCCTGTCCGCGCTTATGTGGCTGATAACCCTAACCAGTTATATCAAGTATCTTCGGATGCTTCTTTAACGAACCGAGCTACTGCGGTGGCTGCTATTTTTGCTAACACTGATTTGGGAACATCTGCCCGTACCGGTTCTACCGATACTGGTAAATCCAATTCCGAAGCTAGTGTGGCTAATATCGCTGTGACAGCGACTTTACCTTTGCGTATTGTCGGTATTGTAGATGATGATGCAAATAGTGATTACACCGTAGCGGGAATTCCCTTAATAGTCCGGTTAAACGCTCACTTTAACGCTGGCACTCGTCGCTTTGATTCACAGACGACTGCTGACTCAACCGGTTTATAAGGAGGCCCTAGATGACTATTTCTCGCGCTCAACTAGCGAAAGAACTAGAACCCGGCCTGAATGCCTTATTTGGGTTGGAATATGACCGTTATGAAGACGAAGCAGCAGAAATCTTTGAATCTGAAAGCTCTGACAGAGCTTTTGAAGAAGAAGTGATGCTGTCCGGTTTCGGAACGGCCCCTGTTAAGAGTGAAGGTAGTGCTATTTCTTTTGATGACGCGCAGGAGACGTATACTGCACGTTACACAATGGAAACCATTGCATTAGCTTTTAGCATCACCGAGGAAGCAGTAGAGGACAATCTTTATGATAGTCTTGCTAAACGCTACACTCGGGCACTAGCACGTTCAATGTCTCAAACCAAGCAGATTAAAGGTGCGACGGTAATGAACAATGCTTTTTCTACCGGTTCTCCCATAGGCGATGGGGCTGCACTGTGTTCCGCAGCTCACCCAAGCTTATCGGGTAATCAGAACAACTTGTTGGCAACACCTGCTGATTTGAATGAGACTTCTTTAGAAGAAATCCTCATCCAGATCGCTGGGTTTACCGACGAGCGTGGTCTGAAGATCGCGGTACGTGGTACTAAATTGTTGATTCCTAAAGAACTTCAATTTATCGCGGAAAGGATTATTAACTCTAATCTGCGTCCGGGCACAGCAGATAACGACATAAACGCAATGAAATCAATGGGAATGCTTCCAGAGGGAGCAGTGGTTAACCACTTTTTCACTGATGCAGATGCGTATTTCGTTAAAACTGACTGTCCAAATGGTTTCAAGCTCTTCAACCGTACTCCGCTGAAAACAGCGATGGAAGGGGACTTTGACACTGGTAATATGCGGTTTAAGGCACGAGAAAGATATTCTTTCGGCGTGTCTGACTGGAGATGTGTATTTGGTACTCCCGGCGCATAAATACAGCAATGTATTAAGAAAAGGGCGGCATTCTTGTCGCCCTTTTTTTATTTGGGTATACTGATCAGGTTACCTGACTATCTCATCCCGAGATAGACACTAGCCACGACAGGAGACGCTTACATGGCTACTCATTTTAAAGGTCCAATTCTTTATTCCGCTGCCCGTAAAGGGCTTGAAAACCTGCAAGTTGGGGTTTGGCCTGATCAGGCGGTTTTCCTCGATGATTTTACCGGTATAGTTCTAGATGCTACCAATGACTGGACGGTGGTAAAAGATAGCGGTGCTACAGTTGCTATTACAGCAGATGCAGCTACAGGTGTTGTTGCGCTTACCTCGGCAGCTACTACTGATGATGACGGTGCTTCGATTCAGGGTAATGAGATATTTCAGCTTCCTACAACTGCGGGAGAAAAGCTATTTTTTGAAGCCCGTTTTTCTATTGCTAGTACCTCTGGTGATAGCGTGGGACAAATGGATGTTTGGGTAGGGCTTTGTGAAAACTTTGCAACTCATCCCGAAAATGCTTTTACTGCTTCAAACCGGATAGGTTTTCAGCTAGACGATGGTTCTTCTCTTACTAGGTTAATTACAGAAGCCTCCGACACAGAGACAGAGACAGAACTTGCTACTACTTATAACTTGACTGATGACACTTACGTCACCCTCGGTTTTATCGCCACTAAAGGTACAACTACTGATACGGTGCAGTTTTATTATGACCGGCAGTTGGTTGGGACTCATACTACCAATGTCCCTACTGCCTTAATGACCACAGCAATGGTTGAAGTTACAGGGGATGCTACAGGTACTAAGAGCATGAGTATTGATTACATAATGGCTGCGGTTGATCGCGGAGTGACTTATTAATGGGAGCGCCGCGAAAGCGAGCGAGAACCAAAAAGGGGAAATTTAGAGGGGATAACCCCTCTACCCCTGACATTAATGAAGCTTGGGAGGATACTACTGTGGCAACTAAGAAAGCTCCGGCTAAGAAAGCGGCTGCTAAAAAAGCAGCTCCAAAGAAATCAAGTGCGACATTACCTGCGCCTAATAGTGCTGCTTATAAAGCAATGGTCTTACGCGGTGAAATCAAGGAGTAATTTATGGCAGGTTCAGATACTTTTTCGACCTATATCGCTCCTGGTGGTTTAGCGGCGGCTGATCCTAACGGAATATGTCTAACGCAAACACCGGGAGGTGCTGTTAATTTGACTATTAATGGCGCTTTGCAAAGCGGTGGTGTTGCTACGCTGGTTCCTGCGCGAAACGTCACTATTACTTCTGGTGGATCGAGTGAAACAGGCAAAACTTTTACGGTTACAGGCACGGCTACAGACGGTACAGCAGTTACCGAAGCCATAGCAGGACCCGGTTCAAGCGCCACGGTTTCAACTACAGCTCTCTTTGAGACAGTCACACAAGTAGCTGTGGATGGTGCTACGGCGGGGGCAGTAACAGTAGGCTCCGGAACTACGGTCAATCAGGTAGTGTTTGCGGGGCGTACCCGTTTACGGGGCATCTATTTTGTCAACAGTGCTGCGGCAGGAGTTCTGGACTTTAAAAACGGGTCCTCTAGTGGCACGACGGTTATACAGTTTATGACCTCGGGAACTGCCAACACTGCTGACTATCCCGATATTCCAGATGAGGGGGTTTTGTGTAGTGATGGGGCGTATGTGAATTTTACCACCACTGACGTAACTGCCTTTACGGTCTTTTATAACTAAGGTAGCTGTGTGGTATGCCTGATCTTCATCATTTAGATAAGAAAGTAGGCGTTTTATCCGAAGCAGTTAACGATTTGAAGTTAAATCATTTAAAGCACCTACAGATGCAGATTGACCGGTTGGATCGTCGCATCTGGGCGATTTTAATGGGTATTGCTGTGCAGTTAGCCGTTGCTCTAACAGGGGTGGTCCTTCTTATGAATGGAGGAGGGTAAGATGAATAAGGAAGCAGTGTTTCTGAAAGAGATAAGGGAGTGGTCTTCATTAACATTAGAGGAGTCCCACCCAGCCTTTTCTAACATGCCTGTGTGTCCTTATGCCAAAGCAGCCTGGGAAGAAAAGAAGGTAGGGATTGGTTTTAAGGATTCCCCCGGTTTTCAGGACCTTACTACTATTATCTCTACTTTCGATGACCGATTTGATGTGGTAATTGTAGTGGATCTTATGTTTAAAGAAGCAGATGAATTTCATTACTATTTAGAAGGCTTAAACGGTGCAATTGCAGAGGGGATTTTTATAGAGAAAGATATTTGGTTAATGGGAATTCATCCAGATGATGTGGAATATGGTTCAGCTTATGATGTTGAATTTACATCTAAAACAGGAGATCCCTATGCCATGATCTTTGTGCAGCGTCTAAGTAAATTATACGAAGCTTCGCAGAGGCTTAAAGACACAAAGTATTATGATAAACAGCTAGAGAGATTTAATGGGGAAGATATCTATAAAACTCGTGAAGCTTATTATTGGAGATTGAAAAATGGCACGTAAAAGACAAGGTTATAACGCACGTCTGGATGAGTCTTTGGGAGAACGAAATCGTGGTCGTAAAACCCAGAGCCTTAAATCCCGTCGGGATGAGAGTAAAGGCACCGAAAAAGCGATGGGAAAACGTGCTTATTCGGCTGTTGGAACCATGGATAAAGGAAGTCGGAGTAAATCCCGTTCTTCCAGTAAACGAGCGGTACATCTGGGCGCAGGAGGGGCGGCAGTCAAAAAGCGTTCCCGTAATCCTGCCCTTACTCCCCAGCATAAGCGATTAGCCATGGGACAAAGCGTTCCTCAAGGTACTTCCCCTGTGCGTATGCGTGGAGGAGGGGGAGCTGGAAGAAGGAGAAGTTAAATGGCAACGTCCGATTCCACTGATTTTGAATTAGATGTCGCGGATTACATCGAAGAAGCGTTTGAACGGTGTGGCCTTGAGGTCAGGACCGGTTATGATCTGAAAACAGCTAAACGCTCGTTAAATTTATTATTGGCGGATTGGGCAAATCGCGGTTTAAATCAGTGGACGATTAAACAAACCAGTATCACGACGGCTTCAGGAATCAGGGTATATCCTGGTGGAACCTTGACCATGACGGTAGGGGCTTCTGGTGCATTTTCAGTTGGTGAAACCATTACAGGGAGTGTCAGCGGAGCTACCTGTTCTATAACAAACCTACCCTCGGCTACTTCATTCGCTATTACTATTCCTGTAGGACTCTTCACTACCGCTGATACCTTAACCGGTGGAAGTAGCGGAGCTACGACTACGCTGACAACAGCCGTGGATTTTTCCGATGTGCAAAGCACGATTGATATTTTAAGTACGGTAGTACGGCGAGATGACACTGATTATTCTGTACCCCGCGTGAGTAGAGACGATTACCTTACGATTCCCAATAAAACTACTACAGGACGTGTCGATCAGTTTTTTTTGAACAGGTTAATTACGCCGGAGCTAAAAGTATGGCCTGTTCCAGATAACAATACTGATATTATTATTTTTAACCGATTAACCCGGGTTCAGGACGCAGATACCTATACCAATACATTTGAGGTGCCTTTTAGGTTTTACCCGTGTTTGTCCGCCGGTTTGGCTTATTACTTGTCCATTAAACGAGCGCCGGATCGTACACAATTGTTAAAAACCATTTATGAAGAAGAGTTTGATCGGGCAGCGGTGGAAGACCGTGATAGGGCGTCCTTTACTATTCAGCCCGGTCTGTCGTATTCGAGGTTTAACTAATGACTAAATTTGCATTAGGAAAGTTTGCATTGGGTATTTCGGATCGCTCCGGGTTCCAGTACAAGCTCAATGACATGAAACTCGAATGGACTGGGCTATTGGTGGGCGCCGATGAGTGGGAAAAGAAACAACCCCAGCTCGATCCACGACGCCATGTGACTGATCCACAGGCACTTAAAGATGCACGGCCTAATTCGCCCATGGTTCTATCGGTGTATGTGGGAGTGCCCAATGTAGCCGATGATGGACGCTGGAAACCGATGAATTGTTTTGGACAAGTGGGCCAGGTAACGGTGATAACGACATAATGGCTTTTACATACGCACAGTTGAAAACAGCGATACAGGACTATACCCAGAATACGGAGACGTCTTTTGTGACAAATCTCCCTATTTTTAT